TGTTAAGGAAGCTTTACAGGAGTGCTTTGAGTATTCTGAAGAGTGCTACACTATTATTGTAACTGATACAAACGAAATAGCAGGTATATATGGACTGTGTGAGATTGATGATATGACAGGGATACCGTGGCTACTTACTAGCCCTGCTATACATAAGGTATGGCTCCCCTTCCTACGTCAGTCTAAGCAGTGGGTAGCAGAAGCTAACCTTAAGTACCCTGTGCTTACTAATGCCTGTGATGAACGCTATACAGTGGCCTTAAAGTGGCTAAAGTTTGTCGGGTTTACTTTTATTAAACGCCATGAAACATATGGCGAAGGGGATAAACCCTTTATAGAATTTGTGAGGATATAATAATGGCAATTATGGCAGCACTAGCTATCGCTCAAGGCGTAGCTGGATTTATGGATGCAAATAATAAAGCAAAAGCACAAGAAGCTTACTATCAACAAAACAGAATTAATGCGGCTGTTGCCAGAGATTTAAAGATACAAGGCCTACAGAAACAAGCAATACAGTCTAATGAACAAATAGCCCAGCAGAAGCTTGACTTAGAGATTGCAGCATTGAAACGTGCTGGTACTATGGAAGTAGCTGCAGGTGAAGCTGGGGTTACTGGTCAAACAGAAGCTCTTAAGTTTACTCAGGCTGAAGCAGAAAAGCTTAGAGGCTTGGATGTGTACAATGCACAAGTTAATGCTATCTTTGATCAGATTGAGATGGAGAAATTAGGTCTTAACTCTGAGATGATGAATAGAATCCAAAGTGTACAACGTGGTCAGAAGCCAAGCTTGGGTATGGCTCTTCTTAGTACAGCTACATCTGCTGTTGCTGGAGAAGCACAGTTTGGTAAACAGGCTGATGCGTGGGCTGGTGATTTCTTTGGTAGTAACTCTTCTGCTTTACCAGCTACGCAATAGAAATAGAGGATCATATGGCTAAACAAAGAGTACAAGTACAGGGACTGGATGCTCCTACAGGAGTTAGACCAGTAGCTAGACCTGTAGAAACTTACACTGCTGCAGAGCAGCCCATAGTACAACCATCTCCTCTAACACAATTTCTTCAGGCTATTTCTCCTATTACCAATCTAATGCAGGAAGAAGCTAAACAAGAAAAAGCTTTACTTGATCGTGATGAGCGTAGTGGTAGAAGAGCTAACCAACAACATCAAGCTAACATGGCGGCTCTTGGTCTGACTGCTTCTCTTAAAGAAGACTGGACAACTAATAGAAACTCTTGGCTAGAGCTTAGTGCTGAACAAGCTGCTGAAAAAGTAGATAAACACTACACTTCTTATAGACAGAAGTTTGAAGAAGTAAATCCTAATCCTCTTGCGTTACAAACATTTGACCAAAAAGTAGAAGAAGATAAATTCCTCTTTATGGTTAATAACTTTGGCGTTGAAAAACGTAAGCGGAATATAGAGCAGCAGGATCAAAACTTTAACGATACCATTAGACAAGCTGGTAATGTAGCAGAAAAGCCTGAACTAGTAATTCCTTCTATGGTTGATGCTTTTAACCAGCATGTTATGGTAACTGGTGGCGACTATCGTAGAGCTAATGACTTAGTAGTTGACACTGCTATTACCGAATCCAAAAGAGGTAGGACAACTTACATTGACTTCTTAGATTCTATCAAAACTAAAGATGGTAAGTCTCTTAGAAGTATTGATAGGTATGCTGAAAAGTTTAATACTATTGATGCAAACATTGCAGCTTTTAAGAAATCTGGTTTATCTCTACAAAATAAGAAAGATGTAGAAGCCTTTAAGGTACAGGCTGCTGCTAACTGGATGGCTAATCCTAGCCCTACTACTCTTACGTTTGGTAAGAACACAAGAGTAAATGAGGCAGGACACCAGTTTGACTGGACACCTGCAGAACAAGCAAGTTACATTGAAGATAACTATAATGTACAGATTGCTCAGTTAGAAGCTTCAAAACTTACACCCGATGAAAAAGAAATCCAGCGTAATGTTTTATCTCAAGCTCGTATAGGTTTTTATAAAGCCTATCAGCTAGTACCTACGGAAATACAGAAGTCTCAGCAAATCTTTCAGAAAGACTTTAAAGTTGCTAACTTTGATGATCCAGCAGCTTTTCAATATTTCAGAGCAGCTTATGATGCAATGGATGGATATGAGCAGCAGGGCGGTGATGCAACAAAGAATATGCCAAAGGACTTAAAGAATACTTTTGATAGTGTACAGATTCTAGTAAAGAATCAAGTACCATTGCAAGATGCTTTAACACGTTTACAGCAACCTGTATCTCCTAATAGACCTAGCATACCGTTAGACATTAAAGACTTACCTTCTTTACTTGATCCTAGTGTACTAAAGTTTACTGACCTAGATGAAGTAAAGAACATGCGTATTCTTTATAATGAGGTTATGGAACTGTTACCAGTACTAGCAATCTCATCTTTTGATTCCGATGAAGCTGTGATTAAAGATGCAGTAGCACGTATTTCAAAAAGGTATCAAGTTATAACTGGTTCAGCTATTAAACTACCTGTAGATACTATTGCTGGTCAACCTGCTCCTGAGATGATTGAGAAGAACGTAGATAAGTTGTGGGGTGATGACACTACTATACAAGTCATTATGAATAACTTAGGTCTTCCTATGCCACCTAAAGTAAAACGAACAGGTGTGGCTGCAACTAGTCAGTTGTCTACTGTTCCTCGTGTTTCTAAAGGCGAAGCACCTTTTTATCTTACTGTAGAAAACACAGGTAACGATGACATGCTTAATGTTGTCGCTATTGGTAAAGACGGAACAGATGCAGCAGGTCAACGTACAACTGTATCCACTGTAGTCCTATCTAAGTTTAACGAAAACGCTATGAATGGTTTTACAGAACAAACAGTAGAGCAGATTAATAGTAGAATAGCTAACAATGAGTTGTCTACCTACGAACTTTATGGCCCTGCACAAGAAGTGGCTTATCAAGCTTCCCTTGTAGCAGCAGGTAAAGCTCCTGCTCAAACAGGTGTATCTGAAGTTACTCGCGTACAACCCTTTAATTACTTCCAAGCTAAGATGGCAGATGCCGCTGGCACACAGGCTCTTAAAGAAAGAGCTATTGAGAAGTTTGCTAAAGAAGGATTAACGTGGACAACCGAAGCTGCTCGTATGTGGGAAAGTCTAACAGACTCTGTGTCTGAATACTTTCAAGGAGTGGAAGAGCGTGGTAAGAAACAAGCACCTTCTGAAAATCCTTTGACTAAACTTATGCAAGACAAACCTGCTCAAGAAGCTTTTGCTGATGTAGCTAATCAAGTAGCTGATATAGTCACTGCTATTCCAAAAGGATTAGTGGCAGCTAATGAGGCATTGATTACTCCGGCAGGTGCTGCTACACTTGATACTTCTTTTGATAATGTTATTCAACAAGTAACTTCTACAAAAGGTGGCACTGACGAAGATGTCATTGAGATGGCTTTAAAAGTAGCTTGGCATGAGTCTAAGTTAAAAAACGTAAGACAGACTACAAAAACAGGTAAACAAGATGGCGTAGGGCGAGGTTACTTTCAATTTGAAGGTGAGTTTGGAGAGGATAAAGGTTTTGAAACTGCTGTTAATAGAGCAAGGAACGCTTATGAAGGCACTACAGAACCAGTACCTACGTGGTTAGCTAATATTAAAGACGGTGATGATGCAACGTCTTTAAACTTTGAGCAGCAATCTACTTTATTCTTGTATGATAAGCTTGCAAGAGAAGGTGCTGATCTAGGCACGGTTTTAAATAAACCCAAAGGGACTCAAAGAGATAAAGCCTTGAAATCCTTGTGGTTAAACCATCATTGGGCTAATGCTGCCAAGCAGCCAGAACTAGTTCCAGTGCGTGAAAAACAATGGGACGAATCCATGAAAACTTTTGATTTAGCAAAAGCAAAAAAGTTAGTAAAAAAGTAAGGAAATAAAATGGCTGACAAAAACGAAGATTTCCTAAAAAGTTTAGGATTTGGGGGTACACCTCCTACCCCTGTTGTACGTAGATTTGACGCAACTGACGTTAATCGTGCAGCAGCAGCCGAAAAAGAAAAGGCAGCAGCTTCTAGTTTCTGGGATGGAGTTGGTAAATCTTATCAGCAGTTCGGTACATTAAACTCTATCCTTTCTGTTATGGATAGACCAGAGCCAACAGACGAGCCTGTATTCCTAACTGATAAAATTGTAGAAGATGTTACACAAGGGTTGACTAATCAGACAGCTATTGAGAAAGTACTAACAGCTACTTCAGAAAAAGGTTTGGAATACGGCAAGGCTATTGCTGCTGAGATTAGAAAAACAGATGAAGTAAATAAACAGCTAAACGCTATGGGTTTAAAAGGCATAGCAGCACGTTTGTTTGCTGATGTAGCTAATCCAGAAGATGCTGCTTTAATGGCTACCACTGCTTCTTTACTAGCTGGCATGGCTCCACCACTAGCACCTGTGGCTGCTCCTGTTGCGGGAGTAGCTGCTAAAGCTACTAAGTTCTTTGGAAGAGTTAAAGACAATTCTAAATATCTTACAACAGTCAGTGCTGTGGGTGGTGCTGAGTTAGCTGGTATTGAAGCTTTGCGTTCTCAAATACACTATGAAACCACTGGTGGAGATATCTTACTTGCTGGTTCTTTAGGAATGGTGGGCAGTGTAGGACTAACTAAAGTTGGTCAAGTAATGCAGAAAAGAGCTAACATTCAACGAGCATTACGTGATCAAGCTTTGGGTAATCCATTAACAGATTACCAACAAATCTTACTTAGAACTAATGATGACGAAATCCTAGCTAATCAATTCCGTGCTAACGCTATTGGCAATGATGATTTTAACACAGAGGAATTAGATGATATAGTTACAACAGGATTGTCTCGTAAAGATTTTACAGATACAACTGCAGAAGAGATTGCTAACGTACCTAAACAACGTGGAATATTTGCAGGTGCAAGGGGTAAACTTTCTGCATTTGTAGAGGCTAAAAACTCTGACGATGGTGTAGTACGTTGGTTAGCTGATGGGATTGGATTAAATAGTACAGGTAATAAGGATAGTAGTTCAGTAGGCTTTGGAGCCTTAGATCAGCGTGATGGACTTGTATCTCAGTATAGAGGTAAAGTAGCTAACCCTATCTTGGCTCAACGTAAAGACTGGAAATCTCGTACTAATGGTTTAATCAAAGACTTTAATGTTTTAGTATCTAGGCAAATTCGTAATCCAGATGATCTTGCTGATCCAGCAGTTAAAGCAGCAGCAGACATCTATAAAACACAAATGAAAGAACTAGCCCAACGAGCTATTATACATAATGTTGCTGGTTTTGAAGTAGGAACTATTAGCCGTATTCAAAACTATGCTCCTCGTATCTTTAATCGTGGTAACATAGCAAGGCTGAGACAAAGTAAACTACTAGATAATCCTGATGGTACTCTTAATGAAGGCTTTACTGAATTAGCAGAAGCTGCTATAAGAAAAGGCCAGCCTAACATTGAAGCTGATGTAGCTAAGATGTTACGCAACAGAATTAAAAAGAGTACTACAAAGAAAGCAGTTGTTACATCTAAAGAAGTAAACGCTTTTATTACACGTATGGCACGTGGGTACATTAAAACAGTAATTCAACCTGCTGGTACATCTCGTATGGGCTTGCGTATTGGTGATGGAGCTTTTGATACTGAAGCTTTCTCTGCTGCAATGAGAGCAGAAAAGTTTGATGACAATGATATTGCTATTATAATAGATATTATGACAGGTGATAAAAAAGTTAAAGGTAACAAAAGAGCTTTACCTCGCCTTCAGTTAGACGAAAGTACTTCTGTCCCTGTAATGGGTTCTGATGGTAATATGTTTAACTTAAAGTTCTATGATCTACTAGAAGAAAACGTAGAAAACCTCTATGATAGTTATGTATTCCAATTGTCTAGTGCTATTGGTCTAGCTCGTAACGGTATCAATACTAATAAACTTGGTTCAGATATTGAAACTATCTTAACTAAGGTTGGTAATCGTGGAGATGCTAAACGAGAAAGTGAAGTAGATTCCGTTCGCTACATGTATGAAGCTCTAACAGGACAGCTTGCTTATCGTGGTGATTTAACAGACAAGCAGCAACAGATTATGAGGCGTGTACGAGAAGTAAGTTTTGCAGCCAATATGGGTATGTCAGGTATGGCAGCCTTAATGGAACTATCAAACACTCTTATGGAATACTCCTTTACTACTCTTATGAAAACTGTACCTATGTATGGTCAATTAATTCGTAAAGCAAAGACTGGCGAATTAACTAACAGACTAGCTAGAGAAATGACTGCTGGTACTGGTGTAGGTAGTGATGGTCTTGTGAACAAAGTAACTACAATGCGTAGTCGCTTAGAAGGTGACGTTACAGAAGGTATACAAGTTGCAGGTGAAATAACTAAGCTAGATGAAATGCTTGGACACGCACGTGTATTCACTTCTATTGCCTCAGGTCTACAGGGTGTTACAGATATTCTACGTAGAATGGCTGTGTATAACTATGCCTCAGAGTGGGCTTACCTACATAAAGCAGGGAAGGTTCCTTTTAGTTCTGTGAAGAGAGAGCAGCTAGGTATCTCAGATGAGATGGCTGCACGTATCCGTCAGATGATTGAAAAAAATGCAGTCTATCTACCTGATGGTACACTGGATCATCTTAATGTAGACAAGTGGGAGTTTAAAGATGCTGCTGAAGTATTCTTTGCATCAGCACGTAGAGAAGCTACACAGTCTGTACAAGAGATGAACGCTGGTTCTGTCAACAAACGCTTGCGTAGTGAAGTAGGTAAGACTTTCTTTCAGTTCTTATCATTTCCTTTAGCGTCTATGGAACAACAAACAATGAGACTAGGTGTTAGGTTTGCTAATGGCGATGCTCAACAAGTCTCTAAAGTAGTATTGTTCTCAATGATGTTAGGCAGTATGATGTACATGGGACGCTCTCAGTTAAACTCTATAGGACGCAGTGATCAGAAAGAATACATGGAAAGACGCATGGAGACAGGTAACTTTGTTCAAGGAGCTATCAGTCAAATTGGTGCAGCTTCCTTGTTTGGTTATATCTACCAGCTTACTACAGGTGCTATGGAAGGCAATACTAATGCTATCACACCTGCTGGCGTAACTATGGGATTGGGAGTATCTAAGGGTGTTGCTGATCTATGGGATGCTGTAGGTGAGAATGAATTAACTGAAACAGAACTACGTAGTATGTTACGTATACTACCTTTTAACTCGCTTTATGGAGTTAGACAAATATTAAATGCGATAGCAGCTTCTAAGGAATAAGGAAAACAAATGGCTTTTTCATACGTAAACTATACAGGTGACGGAACTACCACACAGTTCTCTATTACCTTTACATATCAGAACACTTCTGAAATAAGTGTAACAGTAGATGGTGTGGCTCAAGCTGGCCTGACTTTTCCTTCAAGCTCTACTGTTCAATTAACCTCTGCACCTGCTAGTAGTACTATTGTACAGGTTCGCCGTACTACAAGTCTAACAGCACGTGCAGTTGACTTTGCGTCTGGCTCAGTGTTGACTGAGGAAGACTTGGATAACTCAGCTATCCAGACATTCCACGCAGCACAGGAAGCTACTGACCGTGTAGCAGATGCTATCTATCAGGATACTGACCTTAACTGGACAGCGCAAAACAAACGCATTAAGAACGTAGCAAACCCTTCAGCAGCACAGGATGCTGTCACAAAGAACTACCTTGAGAATACTTGGTTATCAGCAGCAGACAAGGCACAACTTAATGCACTTAATCTGACTAACCTTAACTCAGTAGCTAATAACATTAGTAATGTAAATACCGTTGCAGGTAATAATACTAATATTAATACTGTTGCGAGTATTTCTGGTAACATTAATACGGTTGCAGGTATCTCAAGTGATGTCACTACGGTTGCAGCAGATGCTTCTGACATTGGTACTGTTGCGGGTATCTCAGCTAACGTAACAACGGTAGCAGGTATTGCAAGTAATGTGACAAGTGTTGCAGGAAACACTACAAATATTAATGCAGTAGCTGCTAACGAAACTAACATTAACACAGTTGCTACTGGTCTTGCTGCTAACACTGTTGTGACTGTTGATGGAACACAGACGCTAACTAATAAGAGCATTGATCTAACTGACAATACACTTACAGGTACTGTGGCTGAGTTTAATGCTGCTGTAACTGATGGTGACTTTATTACAACTACAGGTACTGAGACACTTACTAATAAGACTATTAACCTAGCTAATAATACTTTAGTTATGACTTCTGCTGAGTTAAGTGCTGCTATTACAGACGAAACTGGTACAAGCAACATAGTCTTCAGTGACTCACCAGCACTTACAGGTACACCTACAGTACCTACAGCAGCGGCAGATACGAACACAACACAAGCAGCTTCAACTGCCCACGTGTTTGCTGAACGTACAAACACTGCTACTTTGACTAATAAGACTTTAACTAGCCCTACGATTAATACTGCTACTATTTCTGGTGGTACTATTAATAACACAGTTATCGGTGATACTACACCAGCATCAGGTTCATTTACTACTATTAATATGAACAATGGTAAGATTACTAATCTTGATGCACCTATTGCTACAACTGATGCAGTTAATAAAGGCTACTTAACAGACATCTTAGATACATGGGCAATCACAAACCCTGACTCTATAGCAACACAGACTTTTAATGTAGACTTTGATTGTTTAGGTCTGTTCATTTCAGGAGCAGTGTTCAGTAATGAAAACATTGTTTCACCTCGCGTTGATTTGTCACGCGACTTTGGTACACTTGATATGGGAACCCTCTAAAGGAGAATAATTAATGCCCACTCAATTACAACTACGCCGTGGCACAACCACTGAACACAGTACTTTTTCTGGTGCTGTTGGTGAGGTAACGGTAGATACAACTAAAGACACCCTCATAGTACATGATGGTGCGACTAATGGTGGTTTCCCACTAGCCAAAGAAGCAGGTGCTACCTTTGGTAATACAAATGTAACAGGTGACTTTAGCTTTGCAGATAATGCTAAAGCCATCTTTGGTGCTGGGTCTGACTTGCAGATTTACCATACTGGTACACAATCAATAATTTCTGATGTTGGTAGCGGTAATCTTAATTTAGAGGGTGAAT